TATAACGCAGCGTAAGGGAGGGTACTAATATGGCAACTTTTGACTTAACAGCAAAATCAACCACTGGTGTTGGTGCTAACTCCATCGCAGCTCTACCTTCAAATGCAGGAACACATCATGTGCGAACAATCCAAGAGTATCTGGATATTGACGCTCTTATAGCAGCAGGTAACACTATTGCTAACGGAGATGTTTTCCAAATGCTTGAAATACCTGCAGGAACATTAGTTCTAAACGCAGGTGCTGAGGTAATGAAAGCCTTTACTTCAAGCTGTACTTTGGACATGGACTTTGGTGGAGGTGATGACATCATTGATGGTGCTGACATCACATCTGCAGGATTCTGTGCTGCAGGTTCTAATGGGCAAACTAACACAGTAGTAGGTAACGCAGCCTCAACTTACACTCAATTTATCGGCACTGCTGATACGATTGATTGTACGATTGCAGGAGCTGCTGCAGCTACAGGTAGATTACGAGTCTACGCAACTGTGATTAACTGCAATGACCACGGTGCTGTGGATAAAGCAACAGAAGTCGATAGAGACTTACTAGCTTAAATTACTACTTAGAGGGCAGGTGCAGTAAAACTTGCCCTCTATTTACATTAACAGGAGTATTTAGTGGCAACAACCTACCTTACATTAGTGAATGACCTCTTGCGTAGGTTGAATGAAGTACCACTTAATACTGCAGGTGATGGTTTCTCTACTGCAAAGAATGTGCAAGCAATAGCAAAAGATGCTGTTAACAATTCAATAAGAGAAATCTTGCAAGATGGTCATCAATTTCCCTTTCTTAAAACTACAACTACACAAACACTGACAGCAGGTACAGGCACATATGACTTACCTACTGACATGGCTAGTGTTGATTGGGAAACATTTTACTTACAAGCTTTGTCAAGTGCAGGTAATACTGCTCGTTCTTTACCTACCATACCCTTTGAAGAATATGTTAGGATATATAAGGCAATAGAAGAAAATTCAGGCACAGGAGCTAGAACATCTCCTGATTTAGTTTATCAAACATCAGAAGAAAAGTTTGGTGTAACACCTTTACCTGACGCAGCTTATGTAATAGAGTATGTTTACTATAAGTTTCCTGCTGACTTATCAGCATTTGATGACGAAATGATTATACCAGATAGATTTAAGTATATAATTATAGACGGTGCTATGGTATACATGATGCGATTTAGGTCTAATGAACAGTCTGCACAAATACATCAGGCTAAGTTTCAAGAAGGTATAAAATCCATGCGTAGATTATTACTAGATGACCCACTATTTGTTAGGTCATCCATGATAAACAGACCAAAGTTTACATCACAGATGCTAAGACTGAGTGGCTAAATGGTTGATTCAGTCTCCACGTTTAGAGCCGTTTGCAGGGGTGGTTTAAATACAGGTGCAGACGTTTTATCTCTTGGTGAAGAGAGTCCCGGTTCAGCAATACAGTTGCTAAACTATGAGCCAAACCTAGAGGGTGGCTATAGAAGACTAACTGGTTTTGCTAATAACTTTGGGACAGTTCCCGGAACAGGTTCAGTTTTAGGAATAGCAGTGGCTAACGGTGTTAATCAGGGAGTGCTTGCCTGTCGTACACCATCATCAGGTAACAACTATCTACATCATTGGAATTTTTATTTTGAATTTACAGTGAGTTCTGATTCTAACCTAACAGTTGGAGAAACAATATCAGAAAGAACTAGCTCAGGGGACTCTTCAACTAGCACAGGTGTTACTGGAACACTAATATCAAAGAGTTCTAATACTATCGTTGTTAATTTTGGCAGGATACCAACAGCAACATTTACAAATGGTAACTCTATATCAGATGATGCTTTTAGTACAAGCACTACAATAACATCTGCACCTACCGTAAAAGGATGGACAGCCGTATCAACAAGTGGCTCACCCACAATGACAGGTGTAAGCAAGGTTAGATTTACAGAGATAAACTTTGGTACACCAAAAGTAGTTTTAACAGATGGTATAAATCCTGCAGCTACATACGATGGGTCAACTTATACGCAGATAACAGACTCAAATGCACCAACAGACCCTAAGATAGGTGCAGAGTTTCAGAACCATTTGTTTTTAGCAGGAGACCCTGCACAACCAAGTAACTTGTTTTTCTCTGCACCAACAGCCGAGACAGACTTTAGCCCTGCAAATGGTGGTGGAGTTATAAACGTAGGGTTTGCGATAGTAGCTATTAAGAAGTTTCGTAACGTATTATTTATATTTGGTAAGAATAATATTAAGAGACTTGTAGGAGACAACTCGGCTAACTTTGTGTTAGAGTCTGTAACATCAAATTTAGGTTGCCTTTCTACTGATAGTGTGATAGAACTAGGGGGAGATTTGTTATTCCTCGCACCTGACGGTATAAGACCTATTGGTGGTACAAACAAGATTGGTGACGTTAATCTTGAAACTCTGTCTAAAAATATACAGTCTACTATACGCAACGTAATAGCATCAGAAGATTTAGATGCACTATCGTCAGTAATAATTAGAAGTAAATCACAGTTTAGGTATATGTTTTCTACTTCTTCCTCACAAGGAATACTAGGAGCATTAAGAGAGTACAAGGGTAACATAGGATTTGAGTTTGCACAGACGTTTGGAATAGAGTGTACATGTGCAGATAGTGGATACATAGAACAAGAAGAGTTTGTATTACACGGTGCATCAAGTGGTAAAGTTTTTCAACAGGAGTCAGGTAACGCTTTTGATACGAGTAACATACTGAGTATATTTAAAACTCCGTTTGTTTACATGGGCAACCCTGAACAAAGAAAAACATTCTACAGCACATCAACATACATGAGTGCAGAGGGAAACTTTTCAGTAGCTTTGTCTGTAACCTACGACTACGATAACACAGACATATCTACACCAGACAACTTAACTCTATCAACAACAAGTCCCGGAGCATTCTTTGATAGAGGTACAAACGTAGCTGTATTTGACACAACAGATATATTTGATGGAAACCCATCACCAGTTGAATCAGTTACATTTTCAGGCTCAGGTAAAGCAATAGCCTTGACTTTTGTGACAGATGACACAAACGAGTCACACAGTATTCAAGGGTTCACAATAACACACGGACTAGGAGATGTAAGGTAATGGCAGGTTACGCAAGAACAAACACAGCCGATATTCAGTCAGGTCAGGTTGTTAAGTCTGCACCACTTAACGCTGAATTAAATGCTGTTGTTACAGCCTTTGCTTTTAGTGGTGGTCACAATCACGATGGTTCATCAACAGAGGGTGCGTATGTAGGACTAATTGCTGATGTAGACGCACTAAACAAAGTTGTAATAGACACTAGCAATAATCGTGTAGGGTTCTTTAGTGAGGTTAGTTCCTCAGCAGTAGAGCAGGTAAGAATCCAAGACGGTGCAATACTTCCAGTAACAGACAATGATATAGACTTAGGTGCATCAGGAACAGAGTTTAAAGACCTGTATCTTGACGGCACTGCACACGTAGACACACTTGATGTAGATGAGAATGCTGCAGTAGCAGGAACATTGGGTGTCACAGGCGTTGTAACGGCTAATGCAGGGGTAGTAGTCGATAATATAACTATTGATGGCACAGAAATTGACCTGTCCTCAGGAGACCTTACAGTTGATGTGGCAGGGGATATAATACTAGACGCAGACGGTGGTGACTTTAAGTTTCAAGACGGTGGCACTGAGATACTCCGTATTACTAATTCTTCTAGTGATGTAATTATAAGACCAGTAGCCGATGCCAAAGATATTATCTTTCAACAGAGAGATGGGACAGAAGTTGCTAGGATTGAAGACAACGGTACATTTAATGTCGTTACAGATAAACTTGCCATCAATGGCACAGCAGTTACCTCAACTGCAGCAGAACTAAATATTCTTGATGGTGTAACAGCCACTGCTTCTGAGTTAAACTTACTTGACGGTGTATCAGGATTAGTACAGGGAGACCTTACAAAACTAGCTGCTGTTGACGCTACAGCTGCAGAACTAAATATAGTAGACGGAGATACTTCAGCTACATCCACCACTGTTGCAGACGCAGATAGGGTTGTACTAAACGACAATGGGACTATGGTTCAGGTTGCTGTAACTGACCTTGCTGCCTACTTTGACGATGAAATAACTGCAATGCCTAACCTTTTGACTACTGCAGCCACAACAGTTGGTACGTTAGACAGTGGTGCTATATCATCAGGATTTGGTAACATAGATGTAGGCTCTAGTAACCTTACAGCAACAGGTACAGTATCTCTCGGTGCTACATCATTTAATGATAATGCTATAACCAACGTAGGTGACATTGCTCTAGATTCCATTAGTGCAGATGACACAGACATAAATGTAGCTGTGACAGACAACTCAGCAACAGCCTTTACAATCAAGCAAGGGTCTGACGCATACCTTATAGTAGACACAGGAAATAGCAGTGAGTCTGTATCTATTGGTACAGGTGTGTCAGGCACAGCGATTACAATAGGACATGGTACTTCAGAGGTTACGATAGGTGACAACTTAACTGTTACAGGTAACTTGACTGTAAGTGGAACACAGACAGTTGTAGACACTGTGACAATGAATGCACAGAATGCCATAGTCTTTGAGGGTGCTACAGCAGATGACCACGAAACTACACTAACGATTACAGACCCAACAGCCGACAGAACTATCAAGTTACCAAATCAGTCAGGTACACTGCCAGTATTGGCTGCAGACAGTGACACAGCTATTACTTCTACTCCTGCTGAGTTAAATATCTTAGATGGTGTTACAGCTACTACATCCGAACTAAATATTATGGACGGAGTTACTGCTACCACAGCAGAGCTAAACATAATGGATGGTGTTACCGCAACAGCTACTGAATTAAATATAATGGATGGAGACACTTCTGCTACTTCTACAACAGTTGTAGATGCAGACAGAGTTGTTCTTAATGATAACGGCACAATGAAACAAGTGGCTGTTACAGACTTATCAGCATATTTTGATGATGAGATTACAGCCATGCCAAATCTTGTTACCACAGGAGCTTTGAATAGTGGTAGCATTACAAGTGGATTTGGTTCTATCAACAACGGTTCTTCTGCTATTACCACCACAGGTACAGTAACCTATGGAAGTCTTAGTGATGGTAGTATAACTATTACAGGCTTTGTAGATGAAGACGATATGTCTTCTAACAGTGCTACACTTATCCCAACACAACAGTCTGTAGAAGCTCGTATACAAGCAGTCAATGGCACAGCTAATAACGTGTCAGGACTAACAGCCACAGGTGCAGAGCTTAACGTATTAGACGGTGCAAGTGCAGGTACAATCGTAAACAGCAAAGGAGTTATTTACAGTTCAGGTGGTAAGGTTAATGCTACAAGTTTACAGATTGCAGGAACTGACCTAACAGCAACTGCTGCAGAATTTAATTTACTAGATGGTGGTAGCACAGTTGGCACTACGACTGTTGCAGGTGGTGACGGAATACTTACAAATGACGATGGTACAATGCGTCAGACAAGCGTTGATACATTCGACACCTATCTTGCAGGTACAACCAAGACACTAACAAACAAAACTCTTACTGCTCCTAAGTTTGCAGACGGTGGGTTTATTGCTGATGCTAACGGCAATGAACTTATTATGTTACAGACAGCATCTTCTGCAGTCAATCAACTTGAAGTAACAAACGCTGCTTCAGGGGGTTCAGTTGTAGTAGGAGCATCTGGAGATGACTCTAACATAGATATTGATATTTCACCCAAGGGTACAGGTGAAGTAAACATAGCTGCAGGAAACTTAAACTACGCAGGAACAGCAGTAACTGCAACAGGTGCAGAATTAAACTTGACAGATGGCTCATCTTCTGGTACAATAGTCAACAGTAAGGCTGTAATTTACGGTAGCTCAGGTGAAGTAAATGCTACCACACTACAAATAGCAGGAAGTTCTATATCTGCTACTGCTTCTGAACTTAACATTATGGATGGTGATACTTCAGCTTCTGCAACAACTCTTGCTGACGCTGACAGGTTTGTAACTAATGATGCAGGAACTATGAAACAAGTTGCTCTGACAGATTTAAAAACATATCTATCAAGTGCAGGATTTACAACAGATGACCCTACGGCATTAGCCATTGCCTTGGGTTGATATAGGAGAGAAGCATGGCAAATACATTTAAATGTGTAACAAAGGCAGGAGTGACAAGTCTTGATGTTATATACACGGTGGCTAGTAGCACAACTACAGTTGTTCTTGGATTAGTCTTAGGTAATACAACAACAAGTCAGGTGACAGCTACTGTTACACTAAACACAGACACAGGTAACAGGTCAGGAGCTAACAACGAATCGAATCAGGCTGTTGAACTTGTTACTAACGCACCAATACCTGCAGGTTCATCATTAGAGCTACTGTCAGGAAACAAAGTAGTGCTAGAAGCAACAGATGAAATAAAGGTATCAGCATCTGGTGCAACAGACGTAGCACTATCAATCATGGAAATTACATAATGGCATATGTAGGCAATCAGATAGCCACAACCTTTAGCACAATACCATCTGTGCAAAGGTTTAACGGAGATGGCTCTGACACGACATTTACGCTGTCACAGACCGTCACTAGCGTTCAGGACATACTTGTATCAGTCGATGGTGTAGTGCAGGACAGTAACGCTTATACAGTGCCTGACGGTACAACACTGACCTTTAGTGCAGCACCTTCATCAGGAACAGGTAACATCTTTGTCAACTACCTAGCTCTGACAGACGGTAGTGTCACAGCACCTGAAGCAAACAAGGGTAACTTCAAGCATGGTGGTATGTTCAGAACTAATGCACAGTCACTTGACAGTGATGTAACAATTGCAGCCACAGAGAACGCAAATGTTACAGGACCTCTGACAATAGCAAGTGGGTCTACACTGACAATAGAATCAGGAGGAAACGTAGCAATACTATGAGCAATCTTCTAGTACAAAACATAAAGCATACAAATAATACTACGAGTATGGCTAT